CCCACATCCATGACCAATCCTGTGGATTTATTAAGAGATAGCCTGTCTGTACCTCATTTCTATGAAATGAAGTTGTCATAGGGCTGCCTGGGTATACGATATTTCGTTGAGTATTGCTGTGAGCGTGAAGATCGCCTGCAAACACTATGGGAAAGTCCTCAAATCTGTCTAAGTCCACCTCTGGCTTGACGTGTGGAGGAATCTCACCACGAACGTGTGTAAACTACGGTTTCTTCGGGTCAAACAATTCAATAGCATTTTTTCGATGCAAATCGGCATAAGGTAAAACGCCAAACCCAAAATCATTATCGTAATATGACATATCCACTACTTTTACCAGTGGATTGATATCTCGTGTTACTTGTTTTAGTTGTGTAAAGAATGTCTTGTTTTTCTTTGTAGCTTCGTGATTACCGTCGTAGATGAGTGTTGGAATCTGTACCTTACGAATAAACGTAAAGTACAGCTCCAACTCTTCCATACTCGGCAGACGGTCAAAGAGATCACCACCAATAACGTGCATATTACATTGTTTTTCGAGACTGTGTACTTGCTCAAAAAACATATGGTAGCGTTTTGTTGCCCACTCTCGTGGAACATTTTTCTGACCTAACTTAATATGCCAGTCTGCCGTAAATAGAATCATGACAAATTGAACTCATCTTCTAGTGTTTCGTCGATATCACCGGCTGCATCTTCACGAATTTCATCGAGAAGAGCTTTTTGTGCGTCGGGGGTTGGGCGAGGCATAACATCGTCCATAGACTTTAAATCTGCAATTGCAGCCATCTCGTCTTCGTCGAGAGCGCGCTGCTTGCACTTTAAAACCTGTAACTGATACTCTACATTGTAGGGAAGAGGGCCAGTCTTGACTCGCTTGAACTTAACGTCCCAGCCAGTCTCTGGATTTGTGGGGTCGCCCAAATCTTCTGCTGCAGTAAGAATAGCTTCAAAGAGCTTTTTCTTCAGGTTGATGATTTTTACTTCACCATTATCAAGACATTGCATAGCGTAGCTCCAGCCACACTTGAGATCGGGATAGTACTCACGAACCCAATCTTTTTCTTGATTGTTAAATCGCTCTTCATTGCGATCAAAAGAAAGGCACTCAAAAGGAATTTGCTTGCCGTTCTTGCCTTCTAGCCAGTATACGTATCGTGCAAGTACATCTCCTACGAGACGAACTTCATTGTCTCCGTCACGATACTGATATGAAGTGATAGATGATTTTTTAGCGCCACCCGCCGCTTTGTTAAATGATAGTGCCATTAGTGTAATTTCTCCTTTGCTGGGACTTCTTCATACAGAAAATGTATTTGACCATCTTCAATACGAAGTAGACTGTTATCTTCATAAAGCTCTTCCTCAACTTCTACAAGTCTTTGGTCAAGAGCTAGTTTACCAGTTGCATAATACTCCGAAATCGGACGTATAGAAGCTAACGCAAGATACTGGGAAATCTCACGAAAGCCGTATTTATATGACTCGAACACGAGCTGCTCAGGATTAACGAGGAAGGACTCCCCCGCAAACGAAAGGTCTACGTATTTGTAGATTTTGTCGTACTTGTTAGTAGGAATTTCCTTCATAACAAGCATTTTAAAAATAAGGTAGACAGCTAAAGGCGAACCCTCCGCTGTTTCTACAATCTTTTTCCAGTCATATAAGAACATATTATACTCTATTTTGAACTATTTGTCAAGAACTGTTTTTCTACGCTTCAGAGCTGTTCAATGGAGTAACCTTGTTTCATGTAGTACCCCATTCTGTTTGAAGCCTGTCTTTGTGCTGTTTTGCCTTTTAGGTGTATATCAATAATTACCGGATCTCTTTTGTTATCGTGTTTACGAACAACCCTGCCGATGAGCTGCGTAAGCAACGGTTCATTATTGATAGGGGTAGCAAGAACCAAACAACTAAGCGTGTTAACCGATATGCCCTCACTAAAGATTGCTTGAGTTCCGTAAAGTATGTTTTTATCGCCGTGTAGTATTTCATTTATAAGTACCTCTCTTTCTTCATGCGCTACCTCACCCGTAACACATATAGAATTTTCTCCAGTTAGTTCAGCGCAGCTCTTCAAAAAATGCACTCGATCGGATACAACGAGTACTTTATGACCCTTTGCTGCATATGCCGAAGCCAACATTGCTACTGAATGTCGATATTCATCATTATTTGCGATTGCATTGACTCGCTTAGCCCAAGGAATATTAGCCCCGTCTGGAAATCGTACCTCTGACCTGTAAATATGGATTTTTGGCGTAAGGAAGTTTTCTTTCGGTGGTTTGAAAATATTCGGGCTGAAGTAGTCCCGGAAGACGACGTGCTTTCCATCTTTCCGCTCAATGGTACCAGACAGTCCAATCTTATAACGAGCATGGCTGGTATCAATAATTTTAGCAAAAGTGGGGGATGATACATGGTGCATTTCATCTAATATTATTGTTCCGAACTCTTTGCGAATCTTCTCGATATTGCGATAGAGAGTTTGAGTGTTGCCAATGACAATAGGGGAATCAGTATTGAACTGCCCACTACCAATAATACCTGGTTTAATTCCATAAACTTTTTCTACTTCCTTTGCCCACTGATTTCGTAGTGGGACTGTGTGGGTTACCACAAGTGTTTTTTGTCCAAGTTTTCCTGCAATAGCAAGACCTGTAAATGTCTTGCCCCAACTTACCCACGCATTGATGATACAGTTGTCATCAAGGGCGTTGTAGACTTCTTGCTGACTTGGCCGTAAATCGAAGCCAAAATTAGGAAAATCAACAGGAAAGTGTAGCCTCTTATCAATAATTTCATAATCTTCGGGTATGAGGTCAATACGACCGATTGGTATAGATACCAGATTTTCGCGCACCCGCTGCAGATTCTTAATAATCTGTGGAGGATCGTTTGGGTTTTGTGGAGGTATTTTATAAGTAAGTTCGTCCGAGAGTTTTTTCTTTAACTCTGGTGTAACTTCCATAAAAATACGATTACTTAATACTGCCTTCACTATCTGCGTACCTATGATTCAAAATGCTGTGTTTACGTTCATCTTCCCGAATACAATGCAACATATCTCGTAGCGTTGCACTCTCTCGTAGTCCATAATATTCAATAGCTGGGCGAGGCGCTGGTACATCCTCTATATGGCCTTCGTCTATTTGTTTTATATAATCCGTATAGCTTACAACGGCTTCTTCTTCAAAGTAGCCGATCATACGGTGTGCAGTTTTCTGCGAAATCATATATAATGCTAAATAAAACATTGAGAACATCATCTGTGCAATTACAATTATACCTTTTTCTAATGTGGTAGGTTTTGTTATGTGCAGTACAAATATAAGATGCTTTCTTTCATTTTCTGCTTCTTCAAGCATATGATGAATTTTAGTCCCGTACCCTCGTTTGAGAGTACGAAGACTAGCGAAATGAGTGAGCATACCTGCTATCATTCCTGGAACACCTGCAACAGTCTCTAAAACCACTGCTCGATGCCCATATCGCTGACGAAAAAACGTATCCGCTGTAAAACGAAAGAATTTTGTCATTGATTTTGCAAAATAATCACTCATTCACATTTCCGACTAGAGCTACTTTAGGAGTCCACCAAGTAGCACAATAATTTTCTATGTAGTCTATTTCTACACAGACAGTTTGTGATACTCCTCTTCCTCCAGTACACTCTACTTTGGTTCTTGGTAGTTCCACCCAAGCTAAGCACTCTGATTCTTGAGCCAAACTCAAAGGCTCACTAGACGCGCAACCAATTAATAATAATGGTGTAAAATACACCCAAAATTTAGCCTTCATTTTCTAAATCCCATATACAAATATTAGAATTGCTCGGCCTCTGTGGACTCTTTGAGAGCTTCCGTTGAGGAACCAAGCGCTTTAGTAATTTCATCAAAATAACCAACACCGACTTCTTGTTGGTGTCTTGAGCTTGTGTATCCATCGTATTCTGCTCCGATTTCTCTTTGCTGTAAACGACTGTAAGCCAACATGCCTTCGTATCGATATGCTCTCGCAAAATCAAATACGGCGTAGTTGGTGCTGTGAAATCCCCCAAGTGTAATAAATTGGAATTTAAATCCCATTTTTCCTAATTCCCATTGGAAATCTTTTAATTCTTGCTCTCCAGGTATTGATCTGAGCCAATTAAACGAAGGAGAACAGTTGTATGCAAGCATTGCATCGGGGCAAGAACCCCGTACAGCGTCTGCGAACTGTTGTGCTTCTTTTAGACAGGGCTTGCTTGTCTCACACCATACGAGGTCTGCATATTCTGCATATGCTTCTCCTCGTTCACAGCCCATTGCTAAACCGCCTTCGATTTCCCAGAACCCATCCGGAGTTCTGTCGCCCTTCATCCACCTATAATCGGCGGCGCAATGGTCGCTGGAGAGAAGCCGTGCAGACTCTGCGTCTGTTCTCGCAATAACGAGTGTTTCTGTTCCAGCAACATCAGCGGCAAGGCGAGCAGCGTTAAGGTTGCGAATAGCATCACTAAGAGGAATAAGCACTTTACCACCGAGATGCCCACATTTTTTCGCGGAAGCGAGTTGGTCTTCAAAGTGGACTCCCGCGGCGCCCGCTTCAATAAGGTTTCTAGCCAATTCATAACTATTTAAAACTCCTCCAAATCCAGCTTCTGCATCTGCTATAATAGGTGCGAAGGAAAACCCTTCTCCCGTGTCAGCGTACTGGATTTGATCTTGCCGTCGAAAAGCATTATTGATATTCCGTACAACAGTAGGAACACTGTCAACGGGATAGAGAGATTGATCAGGATATACTTCATTGCTTGAGTTAGCCGCTGCTGCAACCTGCCATCCACTACAATAAATTGCTTTGAGACCTGCTTTAACATGTTGTACCGCTTGTTGACCATTATAGGCTCCAAATGTATGGATATATGGATTCGTAGCGAGAAGCATACGCATCTTTGTAGCCATATCTTTAGCAATACTATGCTCAATACGTTGTGTGCCCCTGAGCCTATCTACTACTTCAGGGGCATAATCTCTTTTCTTTCTCATAAACCTAGTTCCGTTTTTGCGGTTATGTAAGATTTAACAAAATCACTGCGAACAATGTCTTGAATCTCAAAATCTACGAGATCAAAATTATCCATTGCTTTCAGTACTCGAATAAAATCCTTTAGTCCGTTAGTTCGTAAATCAGACTGTCGGAAGTCCCCACAGAAGACTACTCTACACCCGTGGCCTACTCGTGTAATGATGCTGTCAAGCTCATGAAAACTCATATTTTGACACTCATCTATGAGTATTGTAGCATTTCTTAATGTTACACCTCGTATAAAGGATGTGGTCATAAAATGTACTAATCCTTTGGTTTTAAGTATTTCGTAAGCATCGCCTCGCTGAAATAGCTCAATACAGATATCTTTGTATGGCTCTTCATAGACGTGTGCTTTTTCTTTCTCGTTCCCCGGCAGAAAGCCAATATCTCGTGTAGAGACGGCACTGCGAATAATTACTAATTTTTGGTACTCTTGTTTTATCATATCATCAAATGCTAAATAGCATGATATGAAGGTTTTACCTGTACCTGCAACTCCGTGCAGTACGAGGTTTTTCTCGCTCTCAAATGCTTTGAGCTGGTTATGTGTTAAGGGTTCAATTTGTTGCAGATCCAGATTGGCACCTGCGAGGGTTTTACTACGTTTTCCCATAATTCCTTATACTTTTCTGCGAGTGTCCTTCAAGGCTGTTTCAGAGTACTCGTATAATGTCCACGGATGCACACCATAATACAAAATGCCAGCATACCGTATTTCTTCGGCTGGAGGTCGTGGCACCACAAAGGGAAATTTGACCCCATCCAAGTAAAGCAGACTAAAATCGTCTTTTCTGCTTACATTTTTGATACGATGATATTTCAGACTACACCATTGAGTTTTTTCATACTTGAATGG